CCTCAATGTGAGGCCGGCCGGTAATACCCATTCCGTGGGTATTACTTCCTATTGGGACGGTACGAATACCCCCCAATATGTAGTCGGTGGCCAAACGCGCGATTGGGGCGATACCATTCTCGACGACATCAATCAATCCATTGATGATGAAGTCGGGGCTGGCCGCCCTGCGCGTTTTTGCCGCCATGTCCGGGAGGACTTCCATGTCGATACCAAGAGTGATATCGAGATAGGAGTTCCTGCCGTTTATGCATATGGGACCCATGATGGTTACTCTGTCTACTCGGGTTACACCGAGCGCAGAGCTTACCTCTCGAGTCAGTATATGCAGGCATTGCGGTGGAGGGATAGAATGCATCGCTATAACGCGACGCTACCTCCAGGCCTTGATTCGTTAGTTCCACCTACTTCTGACAGCATTGTTGTAAAGCTCCTGTATCAGCGAGCTTGGAATAACGTTGTCGATGGTGGCCTTAATATCGCTGAAGCTCACGATATTCAGCGGACCATTGAATCATTCGCCCAAAAAGAGGGTGAATTTCATGGTGCGTATTCCGCTTATACGAATAAGCTGAAGACGCTAAAACGCCTTGGTAAGTCGCTTACTCCTACAGCTAGGAAGTATTTGGCTTACCAGTTCGGCGTCGCACCGCTGTTGCGTGATATCTACTCAGCCTGGGCCTACTGGCCTAAGGTCAAAGCAGATTTTGAGCGATATCATCGTCGTGCCGTAAGTCGTGTCACTTCGACACGTCGTGGAGTCTTCGCCTTATCTAAGCGCGAAGATCCTACGACACAAGGATACCAGGCGTATTTTTCCTGGGATCTTGACCCGGTCTATCGTTGGGTTCTTGTTTATCAAGAAAAGAATCCTTATCATACCAAGACCTTCGAATACCTGTCTTATCTCTCAAAGAGATTCGGCGGGTACGGAGGTTTCAGCCTAGCTTGGGAGGTTATTCCATTCTCCTTTGTCTTAGACTGGTTTGGTACGATTGGACTCACCCTGAATAATATTGACATTGCAATCAATGACAGTATTAAAACTCTCTCTCTTACACGTAGCCTGAAGTATAAGACCAAAGTTGACGTCTACCGACGCCAGTGGAGGTCTGACACTGATGAGCTCGTGCAAAACGAGAAGAGAGGTACGATAGGTTACTCCGTATATGAGAGGCGTCCGCTTCACCAGTCCTTTTTACCGGACTGGAATTTCCGTTTCGGAAAGAAACAGGCACTCATCTCGGGTGCTCTGCTCCTAACCTTGAAAGGTTGGGCGAAACTGCCTCAGTTATAACCATATAATCATAACTCACGTGAACCAAACACTGACCATCAATTCGCTTGATTTCGACTTGTCCTACATGGACGTGTCTGAATCGAAGCGTCAAAACAGCGACCGTGGCATCAATACTCCTGATGTCTTGTACATCAGGCATCAAGACGCCACCGATAAGAAGTACAACACTTCTATGCGGCGACATAATGTCCGCCTCGACAGCATTTTTGAGACTGCCGAGGGTGTGCCCCATCGCATCAGTGCATACCTCGTTCTCGAGGTCGCATCGATCGCATCGGACACGGACATCAATGCCACTGTAGCCACGTTTAAGGCTGCAGTTGCGGACGCTGATCTGCTGGCCGATGTTCTTAACAACGAATCGTAGTTTTGATTCGGCGTTAAGTTCATCGCGTAAGTAATTACGCGGTGTAGCAGAACAGGTGACGGTTATGATAATCGAACTATGCATATTATTGAATACACATATATTCGCCTGCTGGCAGAAGTTGGCAGAATGGCTGGCGTTCCCGGCTTGGGGACGTCTGCTTGTGCCAACCTCTTGTGGGCCATCACCGATGGCCCACGCTTGGAGAAGGACATTCACCATTTTCACCGTCATGGTGAATTTCGTGAAGAATGGCCGAAAGTGCTTCGTGCACTACGGGACAGAGCAATCTCCGACTGGAGGGCGCTTCGTCTCTTACGCCAGGTCCTTCTATTCTGCTATAAAGCGAAACACACTACTACCAATGAAGTCAACGAAAAGTCGATTCTCAATTGGATTGATTGTAATGCTTCTGTTGCCAGTCATGACTGGTTGCGAAACAACCGGTCACTTAGACTGGCAGACAAAGCACGGCAATACGTCCAACGAGTCGTTTCCCGTCGGGCCGCGGATTGGAGCCAAATAGTTCCAACTCACGGTCCCGGAGCCGTCTTCGACGGCTCCCACCACGCTATGCGGAAGGGTGATTGGTCTCGATGGTGCACTACCATCGAGGCCTGTTACCCTTATTCGCAGTTCTTCTTTACGAGTCCCGATCATGAGATTGGGCATGCGGCGGATAGCCGTCATGGCCAGCTTGCTGAGAATATCAGTGATGATATCATAGCAAGGCTGACACCTGTGCCGAAGGATTCGCGTGGTCCTAGACTTATTGCTGTTCATCCAGCTGAAGCTATGTGGATCCAAAAAGGTCTGCAGCTTCGGCTTGAGCAGAGAATCAACCATCCGCTGGATCACAAAGACATATGGCCTTGCGGTCATGTGAACTTTGACGATCAATCGATTAATCAGTTGCTAGCGCTTTCTGCGTCAGCTTCTGGAAGGTATGCTACATTGGATCTCAAAGAGGCAAGTGATCGCCTCGATGACACCCTTGTGCAGTACCTGTTTGGTAGATCGTACCGATGGTTCGGTTCGTGTAGGGCCCAGTTCATGGAGATGCCGAAGTCAAAACTTTGGCCTCGTCGCATCCCCATCAACGCATACGCGCCAATGGGGAACGCAACAGTGTTCCCCGTTCAAAGCTTGTGCTTTTGGGCCTTGTGTGTGTCCGCACTAGAGATTGGTGGGTTTGATCAACCCGCTGATGTCTATGTGTTTGGCGATGACCTGATTGTACCCACCTCCCAGGCCCCTCTTGTAATGGAGGGTCTTGAGAGTGTTGGATTAGTAGTTAATCGCGAGAAAAGCTTCTTTTCCGGAAGCTTCCGTGAAAGCTGTGGTGTCGATGCCTTCGATGGCAACGACGTCACCCCAGTTCGCTGGAAAGCTAACTACGATATTCAGGTCCCGTCGGATCTTGTATCTTGCTGCTCCATAGCTCAAAGGCTACGGATGGCAGGTTACAACGAAACCGCGATCGAGCTCTATGCTCTTATACGGAAACACTTGTCTAGGATGTTTCGTCAGAAACTTCCGTTGACTGGTGACCCGGATCACGGCGGGATTGCGGAGTACTCGGAGAACAAGATGTTGATTTTGTCTGAGGCCTTTTGGCATTCAGCTTATCAACGTTATGTATCTCCGACTCATCGAATTCATCAACGCTCTTACGAGGTTGATGGTGACTGGTGTCACCTCCTGAATTCTTTGACCAGTCTAGAATTGACTGGGCATTCCAACTATCCGACGCGAGCGTTGTCACGACGCTGTTCGTTGAAACGTGG